AGTCGAAAAGTCACTACTTTGGATGACATCATTAATCTTGGCGTTAGTAATTGCGGCATCGCTAATATTTGCGGTATTGATTGCGGCAGTTGCAATTAATGCATTCGTTATAGCGGCAGTCTGAATTTTTGCCGTGGATATAGAAGCATCTTGGATCTTGGCAGTAGTAATCGTAGCATCTGCTATCTTGCCAGTCACAATGGTTGCATCAGCGATCTTTGCCGCATCAACGGCTAGGTCACCGATCTTTGCATTGGTGATAGCACCATTAGCAATCGCCGCATTACCAACTGCAAGGTTATCTATCTTCGCCGCAGTAATTGAGGCATTCCCAATCGCCGCAGTTCCTACGGCAAGGTCTGCAATCTTGGCAGATATGATAGCGGCATCTGCGATGGCGGCACTACCGACTGCTAGGTTGGCTATCTTTGCAGAAGTAATAGCGGCATCTGCTATTTGAGCAGAACCAACAGCCAAATTAGCAATCAAAGCATTGGTGATTGCGGCATTGGCGATTACACCATCATTTGCAACAATGGCTCCAGTTGCGATCTTGCCAGCCGTTATAGCACCAGCAGATAACTCCGAAGCAGTTATTGCACCAGCGGCGATATTCCCAGCAGTAATTGTGTCTGCCGCTATCTCTGTTGATGTAATAACTCCAGCCGCAATTTTTCCAGCAACAATGGCATTAGTTGCAATCTTCGGGGAAGTGATAGCACTATCAGTAATTTGAGTACTTGTTATTTCTCCAGAGAGATCTGTAGTCGCAACACTTACTATATAACTGGTCCCATTCCATCTGTACAATTTTCCATCAGTGGTATTAAAAATAGTGGATGTAGACTTAACGCTAGGCACGGATGTGACTATTGAGACAGGCTCTATGCCATCGGCAAACTTCGTTAGAGTGAGAGTTCCAGCCGCAATCTTACTGGCAGTAACTGCAAGATCTGCAATCTTAGTGTTGGTAATTAAAGAATCGGCGATCTTAGTAGCGTCTGTTATTTGAGCAAGATTTAAGTTTGCCAAAAGACCAGTGATCTTTGAGCCACCAAGATCAATGGCTCCAGATGCAATCTTATCTGCGGTTACAACTAGTGCGGCAAGCTTTGCTCCAACTACTGAAGCATCTGAGATCTTGCTTGTAGTTACAGAATTGTCTGCCAACTTACTAGCAATGACAGCTAGGTCTGCCAGCTTTTGACTATTAATAGCCTCATTAGCAATTTTTACAGTAGTAACAGCATTTTCAGCAATCTTGTTGGCGGTAATAATTAAGTCTGTTAAGTCTGCCGTACCAATTAAACCAGTATTACCCAAGGTTCCAGTCGAACTATTGTAAGGACCTTTAACATTCATCTGGCTTACAAAACGAATCCAATAGTATCGATTTGTACCAGTAGAACCTACGCTATCTGCGTATGCAAAGCTATTCGTTGTCCCTATTAGGGAGGCTGTAGTCAGGTCATTCGTACTGGATCGCCAGATTTCTGTATAAGCATGGTTGCCATAAGTCGCCGCCGTCCATGACAAGATAACCGTAGTCATTCCAGACGAAACACTAAAGCCTGTAGGCGCTGGAGGAGGGGTGTAATCACTCGTTGTAGGTAAATTGATTATTGGCGTAAGAGGGTACGCTGTAAAGCGTGTACCTGATACCGTTAAATCAACCATGCCATTCTTAAAACAATCTCGCCAAGTAACTACCTGATCAAACTTACTGCCTCGGATACCTTCATAGACCTCTATGATTTCCTTTACCTTCTCTAGGAAGATTCGGATACCCTCTGGATCGGAAGTAGGTGTGGGGAGGGCAGGCAACTTGGTGGCTTGTCCAGTTGGTGGAGTAGTTTCCCCAGCAAATAGGTAATCGGGGTTGGTAGATACTTGTTCAGACATAGACTTGCCTTATATCTCGAACAGTCTCTCCAATTGCAATACTGTTTACTTTGTGAGCGCTCTCGATCTGAACCTCATACTTCTCCGCACGGTATCCAGCTGGTAGCTTAAAGGTATTTCCATCAGTTACAGTTTGCGTGTGTTTTAAAACGCCGTCGCCATATACCTTCAAGGTAACAGGGTAACCATCGGCATCAACCTTGGCGGATCCCATATTTACCTGATAGGAGAATCGATACTTCTTAGACTTCCAAGTCATTGTGAGGTTAGTAGCGCCACCATCCCACCTTTGGATGTTTGACCCAATCGCTAGATATAAGGAGTCTCTACGGCGGTCATTGTATCCAGCAGTAGCATACGCATCTAACTTATGAAAGTGCGGTTTTGCACTAAAGTCAAATACTAGACATCCTTGTGTACCGTTGTCATAGAAAGCGTAATATCGGTTATCCAACTCAAACGCTCTAATTGACTCAGGGTTATAAGCTTGCCAATCATCACGGTTAATAATAGATGCGGTCAAGGACATGAGTCCACCGCTCTCGGTAATCTGTATCAAACCATCAGGCGATGCATAAATGACACCGCCATTCATTTCCACAATAGAGCGCTTAGAGACACAGGCTTGTTTCTGTGGCAACTTGGTCATGGTCAAAGACTCTGGCGAAGAGCCTGAGATAACGTATGGGTTCGCTTTTGTACCAACAAACACTGACTGACCAAACGCTCCAAGACCAACAATCGGCGATTCTGTTGAAATCTGATAACTGATGGGGTAGGCATACAAAGCAAATGGCTCAGAAGGATAGACGGTGTTGTCTGCAAACCCTATTCCAATGCCGTTTGCCATTAAGACTAAACCTTGCATATCCTCTGGAGGAGGTAGCCAACCCCAAGTTTCTACAACTTCTAACAATTCCTCTGGTAATTTAGTGTCCACATAGGAAGCGGTTGCTAATGGTATCTCAGCAACAAACTGGAAGTTTGTGCCAGTACTTCCGCTGTTAGATCGATATATCCGCTTGTTTACTATATCTACGTTATTCCAAGCGTTATAGGGTGAAGCAAGTGTACCAGTTGGAATATTAGTTAAGGTGACAGTTTGTCCCTTTTTATAAGAGACTACTGTAGTTGGATCGCTCGGTGCTGACTCTTCACCTTGGCTAGAAACATACGTCAAAACATAAGCGGTGCTGTATGCAATACTTGTTGCATCAGTCGCCGCTCCAGAAACAGTAGCCACCATCGTGGCAACATTGGGAGGAGGAACGCCAAGACGGTAATAGTTAACTGGATAATCTGTACCGCCCACGGTTGCCCGAGTCAGATTAGTTACCTTTGGGTAGCCATCGCCAGTGTAATAAGTTCGTTCAGTCGCATCGTTATCAATTGGCGCACGAACAATATTGACATCCGTTGTCCAAGTAAACCAGTATTGCGCCTCATTGGTTCCATTTTCACCAAACCGATAGATAGTTTGTTTTGTACCAGCTTTTGTGGGTGTAGCTACAGTTAATGGTACTTTCCATGGGCGTAAATCTCCATAGATCAGTTTGGTATTAACAGCGGTTTGAGCGGCATCATCAGGAAGTAGTTCTGGATTAACACCTTGATTAATCCCTGTGAAAGATCGAAGAGCAATAACGGTCATGCTAACATCGATTCAGCAGTAGTTTGAACATGCGCTACTCGACTCATCCAACCTTTTAGGAACTTAGCCTGTTCTGGTTTGCGTTCTACAATACCGTTATAAAAATCTTCTTTCTGTGTAGTGAAATTGTCTAATAGAGTTTCTGGCTCAAAGTCTTGAACCAGTCTTAAAGTATTAGGTCCAATTGCACCGTCAGCATTTGCGCCAACAGCACGTTGTAGGAATTTGGCAGACTGACCACTCCCAGCGTTCACGGCGAAGTCAAACACTGCGTAATCAACACCAGAAGGTAACTCATCGCCATGAACCTTATCCCAATACATCTTTTTATAGAACGGCTTAACTGTTTCAACAGTCAAAGCTTTCATTTCGCCATCAAGAATAGGTCTACCTAGATAAGACGACCAAGCGCCTTTAGTTACGCCAAGGTTAGTTTCCCCTCCAGCGTCATCCTTATCCCAAACATATCCACCTTCTGACTTGATTACTAAAGCAAACGCTTTATCAAAGTTATCTTTCATAAAATTCCCAATAGTAAAAAGGTAATTAAAATTAATAAGAGGGCGGCAGAAGCGCCAAGGATTACGCATTTACATATCCTGTCGTGGCATTCTCTCCAACCCTCAAATTTGTCTTCTCTCATCAGCTTGACTTTTTCGCCGTAGATTTCTGCATCATCTGATCCTTTGCCTGTGAGCCAGCAGAAGAACCAAAATAGAAAGCAATGATTCCTGTCCAAGCGGTTCCAAGAGAACCCAGCATGATCATCAAAGCCTCATTGCCAGGTTGAATCTTTTCAGCCATGAGCATGAATAGAATCCCAAAGAAGCCAATCGTTACAGTGACCGCCAAGAAGGCTGGTATATATGAACCAGTCTTGACTTGCATTTCTCGTGCAGACTTGCGATCTTCTACCGCCAGTTCTTCAAAGTTCAAGCCGAGTTCTTGAGCGCTTTTCTGCAACTCAACTTCTGCTAACTTAATAGCGGCGACTTGCTCTGCCGATAATTTGCCAGACTTAATCGCTTCATTGACTTGGTCCTCATCAAGACCCATCGCCTTGGACATAGCAGAAACAGCCATGCCAGCCAAAGGACCACCTAATGCAGTCGCTACAGTCGGCGCTATTTGTTTTAACCATTCCATGTCTAATCCTTTTGGGATCTAAGATTTCGAATAAACTGAATAATTGCAAACTCTAGATCAAGATATTTATCTTTTAATTTAGTGAAGAAATTCATTTAAGTCTCCTAGACGTATAGTTTCAAAAGGACATTTA